AGTTCTCCTACCTTTCTCATGCTCACCCAAACAACCTTCAACACACGAACCTCACCTGAATCACTATATGCGGCAACGTTCTGAGTATTGTAATTGTCAAGGTCGATTAAAGAGTATTCCCACTCATCACTACTATTCTGCTCAAGGTTAGTCATCACCACAGGGTTCTGTACAGGTCTGTTCGGATAATATTTGATAATATCCTTGTCTGTAGTCCCTGTTCCTATGTATCCCTTTTCAATAGCATCTATCTGAGTCTCAGTCAAATAGTCATAGTAGTTGTCGATAACCCACCGAATAGGTTGATAGTTATCTTCGATAATTACATCAGCGTCCTCTATCTGATAGCTAGAACCAGTTCTGATAACTGTTAGCGATAAAGGATCGACTTTTGTCACAACTGGGTCTCCACCTACAATGTCCACATTGTATACTTCCATTCCTGCCACTAGTGCATCCTCGAATCCCCGGTTGAACTTGATTTTCAGGTCTTGCTCTTTCCATAAATATTGTAAATATTGAGTAGCTCTTCTTTCTCGCAGGTCTTGTGCTTCGTACTTGCTAAACTTCTCAAGTTTCTGAATTTCTTCAGCAAGTTGCTCTTCATCAAAATCTTCATTACTAATAGAATCAATGAGCAACTGATTCATTAGTTCTCTTTGTTTTTCTTCTTTCTGAGATATAGCATCGGGATTAACAACCGTAACTCTCCAATCGAAGCGTCTTTTAGACTCTTCACCAATCAGTAGATCAATTTTAGGATTAGCTATTGGGTAGTTCTGCATCTTAGCAGGGAAGGTTGCTCCTTTGATTCCCCAAGGATTAACCGCTTGTTCCATGTCTCTTTCGTCGAGAATATCAGCTCTGAGGTTATAGTTAACCTCCATCGCCTTCTTTGTTTGCAGAAGATCGCTTTCACCGTTGTACGCCATATCAACAGACGACTCGATAACGTCAATTACAAACTTCTTACCTTTTTTGGCAGTTGATTTTTTTTGATAGGGGAAATGAGCTGTTCTTTTAAGTAAGCTTCCTGTACTCATAGTATTTTAACTTTGCAAAGTTTTCATAAAATTATTAATAATTTATGTCTTCTAACTTAATGAAATCCATTATTTTCTTATTGCTATAGCTTTTTCCTCCTCCTACATGTCTGTCAAAGAACGGATCATTCGCCACAACCTGACTTTTCTTCTCCGTCATCTTATATTTAAACTGAAGTCTATCCTCTCGATATATCATTAATAATAATAAAGCAGATACATCATCAAAGTTATCATCAGGATTCCACGCAATGATTTCTTTTAATAAAGGTACAGACCTTATCTTATCAAGATTTGTTACCTCTGAGGGTATCGGATTACCTTCTGCGTCTTCTCTCTCCTCACCATAAGCAAGAGCAGACATCCACTCTACACAACGTTGTAATCCATATATAATAACGGGTGTAGAAGCATAGGTTCCCTTTGAGTTATTACCGAAGGTGTTAGCCTTACTAATACCCTTGTCTCTTAGAATCTCTGGTTCGTCACAAAGTAGATTCAGTTGTCCTCTATTATATAGGTATCCGTAAAGACCTTTCTTGTTCCTCTCGTAGTTCGCTATTGCGTTGTAGTATCTTAGTATACGCCTACAGGTCTCAAAGAATTGGTCGGCAGTAGACGGTCTGCCTTTGTAATGACATACTATCCTGTCAGTTAGAAGGTCCAACACAAAAATAGAACCTACTGAATTTGTAGTCGATGAATCATCGTCATAAGGGTCAATCGCAGCAACGTATCTTCCAAAGGGTACTTCTCCACCGTCAAGAGTGACAGGCTGCTCATATATTTCAATGACTCCTTCTTGGTTATTATCCTTAATCGGAAAGTCATGGAGAGGAATACCAACACTGTTGTATTCAAACTTGATTCTTTGTGCTACAGGATCAACGATTAAATTAGCTTTATAAATGCTGTCAACGAAAGTTTTCTTGTTAACCATGATATGTCCAAGTCTTGCTGACGCTCGTACAGTATCAAACATGGTTCCCTGAACTCGTAGGAAAGCTTCTGCTGGAGTTTTAGGCTGCTGAGTGATGAACTTGTTGTAAGCAGAGCGTGACCCCTTCCTACGCTTCGCTCTCTTGTCTTCTAATGACTCTTCTGCAAGAACTCTATGTGAGTTCCCTTGGTCGTCTACGAAAGGCAGAACTTCTTCCTTGGCGATTTTCTCTCCGTATTTGTCAGTAATATAGTAAGTTTTTCTGACAGAACCGGGATAGTACCACATGTCATCAACGAACCAACCACAGTCACCTGTAGCGTTTTCATCATATATGTTTTCGTATGATTTTAATCCGTAAGGCTCCGGGTCATAATACATCTCAGCAAAGTCACGTGTACCTTTCTCCATGTCTCCACCAGTTCCCCAGATCAGGGGAATCCCTGTCATGATGTCTCCATCACGAAACGTAGGCTCTGATATAGTATATGCTGTCAATAGGTGCTCGAACTTACCGGCTTCCTCAAATCCCATTAGGTCCGTTGATTCTCCAATCGACTTAAACGGGTTGTCTTTAAAAGAAACAGCCTGTACCTCAGACATATAACCGTCTTCGACTTCAATACCTGTAGTCTGATTCTTCATCACAAACGATGCTCTGAAGTGGTCACGCTTACTCAACTTCCCTTGTTTCTTACCCCAATCAGTAATTCTGTTAATGTGGTTTACGGTAAAGTGAATACCGTCAAGCGTTACTTTGTAATGTCCTTTCTCATAGGCAGCAAGGATGTTCATCGAAGCAGGTATGAAGTTGAAGTTGTATCCGTAAACTCCACCAGTGACCTGATAGGTAAATCCTTTTCTACGACTCTTGGCAACGATCATTCCTTTCTTCTGTAACCCTATGTGCGGTCCCTCGGCAGCACACTCTTCGAACTCATTGAACCAGTAGTAGTTATGATCTAAGAAGCGAGGAAGCGTAATGATCTTACGGTTCTCACCAGCTTTCTCTGCACCTGTATTTGGATCAATAGGTCGAGCCTTGATCAGACAGAAGTTCAAATAGAAGTAATGTCTACCTGTCACTCTAACACCACCAACACTATATCCGTCTACAACCCTTCTTTCCTGCTCGTCCCAGTAATCATTGTAGTCCTTGGAACCAAAGGGAGCATTGGTGTAGTAACCATTTCTCAAAAAGCTTCTACCCTCCTCTTGGAACACAGAACTGTTCACAAACCTCAGATATGGTTGATCCGTGTTTGCAAGTGGATTGGGTACACCTTCCCAAGGTTTAGCTACTACTATCTGACTCATCTTCAGGTTCGTCTTTTAAATCTCCGTATATTTCAGGCCAATAGTTTCTTAAATATTCAATCATATTCTGTTTTACTCTTCTCAAATCTTTGGGTGCTATGTTATCAAACCATGTTCCTTCCATATCACGTGTCTATTTTAGTATAAACTGTGTATCTCGTTCTGGATCAACTATGTAGTTCTCGTTTATTCTTTCACACATTTCGAGAAACGCTTCAACATCTATCTTGTAATTCTTAAGATAACTTCCGTTATCCTTGTGAGCAAAATTCATCCTTACAGGAATAGACCAGTGTGAATCTAATCTTGCAACAATTACATGACAACCTATAAATATATTCTTAGGTTGTAATTCGTTCCCGACAATCTTCTCTTGGATTATAAAATCGTTTATTAACATAATTATCTCCTGTCTGGTGGTAATTCCCTACGACCAATCGTGCTACCACCTCTAAGCTGCATCATGTCGGTAAGCTCTTTCTCTACTTCTTCCTTAAGTGACTTAATACCTTTAACGAGATCACCCATCGCTTTTACGTTAGCGATAAAGTTTTTAGCTGCTCTTCCGTCATCGTCGTCCTCAAACTCAGCATCTCGAAAATAATCTCGCAATTTTGTTATTCCCATCTCTACGTCCTTCAGCAACTCCATTGATAGAGTCGTCTGAAGCTCCTCATACTTGGACTGAGCAACCTTGATCATAACGTCCGGTTCCCAATCCCTCTTACCAAAGACATCAAGTTTTATTTTAGACTCCCTATGATCAGGGTGATAATTTCTGTAAATAGACTGATAATCAGTAGTATGATAAACATACGCTAATTCCTTTAGAGCCTTCTCCTTGGTTTTACTCTTATCCCTCTTCCATATAGCCTGAAAATCTTCGACAACCAAAGCTTCGGGACTTACAGTGAGAACGTTATTTACGAGTGTTATTAGGTTTTTCATTGAGTAATTCCTTAACCATTTTTGTAAATTCTTCTAACG